GTGCAGAAAATGGTCATCGACCTGCAACGCACCACCGATGCACTCACCCGGAAGGACATCAAGAACTGGCGCGATGCCTGGCAGTATGCCATCAATGTGGACAGCCCCAGCCGCCAGCGCCTGTACGACATCTACCGGGACGCGGAAATAGACCTTCACCTCTCCGGGTGTGTGGAGCAGCGCAGAGGTTTTGTCATGGCACGTTCGTTCAAAATCGTGGATATGAAAGGGGATGAGAACGAGGAAGCGGTTCATTTCTTTGACCAGTCCTGGTTCAAGCAGCTCATGCGCTATGCCCTTGATTCAATCTACTGGGGGCATTCGCTCATCGAATTGGGCGACCTTTGCACTGACGGCGACGGCTGCATCTGTTATTCGGATGTGAAGCTTATTCCGCGCAAACATGTCATTCCTGAGTACGGACGTGTCATAACCGACCTCGGGCAGGACTGGACTACCGGTATAGATTACCGCCAGCCTCCTTTTTCCGACTGGCTCATTGAGGCCGGCAGACCTGACGACCTCGGGCTGTATCTCAAGGCGGCTTCACAGACTATCCCCAAAAAGAACATGCTGGCCTTTTGGGACACCTTCGGGGAAATATTCGGAATGCCCATGCGCATAGCACGCACCACTTCGCGCGATCAGAAAGAGATTGACCGTCTCGACCAAATGCTGCGTGAAGCCGGGACTGCCCTCTCTATGGTGGCAGGAATGGAAACCGAAATCGAGTTTGTGGAAAGCGGCAAGGGAGATGCATTCAATGTCTATGACAAGCGAATCGACCGGGCCAACTCCGAACTGTCAAAGCTTATCATCGGGCAGACGATGACCATCGAGGACGGAAGTAGCCTCTCACAGTCTGAAACGCACCTTGAAGTGTTCCAAAACCTTGTGGAAAGCGACTGTGATATGCTTCGGGATATAGTGAACAACCAGCTCATTCCGCGAATGGTGCGCCACGGGTTCCCTGTCAAAGGGCTGCGCTTTGATTGGGACTACTCCATTGATTACACACCCGAACAGCAGAAAGCATACGAAGAAATGGTACTGCAGCACTACAAGGTGAAGCCACAGTACTTTGAGGAAAAATACGGCATTCCGTGCGAGGAGAAGGAGCCGAAGGAAGAGCCGGACCCGACAGATCCGAAAAAAAAGAAAGACGGCAAACCGGCTGAAACGCTGTCCCGTTTTTTCGACTGAGCCCCGATGATTATTCGGGGCTGCACCAGCGATATTCCCGGTTGTTGGAAAACAGGAAGCCCATCCTGCAGGCGGGAAAAACGGAGGACATCGAAAAAATGGCCAAGGAATGGGCTTCAATAATCAAGAACAAAGAAGCCAGAAAAGATGCGGAAGATGCAGCCCGTATTATCTTGGAACATGGCATCAAGCTTCCCAGACTGCTAAAAAAGAAAGGAGGAAAAACTTCCGGGGCAGAATACCGGGCACCCATGTTTGAGGGTGATGACGGTATTCTGTATTTCAACGAACTCCGTGAACGGGACTACAAATCGTACAAGGAAAAGAAAATGCAGTACCGCTCAGGTGCACAGGATAACACATTCCTTCATGAACTGGGTCACCACATCGATGCGCTGCTGGAGCCCAAAGCTTACAGCATGGTAGAGCACCAGTGGAACATGGAGAAGGTGAACAGGGAACTTATCGAAAAGGAACTGTCCAGATATGCCTTGGAGAACCGGGCCGAGTTTGAAGCCGAGCTGATCAGCGCAACACTCAGGGGGAAAACATTCTCCAAAGAACTGCTGTCATATTCCAATCTGCATAATCCGGAGCAGAATGAAGGAATAGCAAAAAACTTGCTGCAGTATGCATCCGGAAAAGATATATGCACACCGGTTGACCTGGTACGTGAAAAGTTCGACCGCATGATGAAGGTACTGTTCCGGCAGGAAGGGGCCAACCTTGAAATAGGTATTCTGGCATCCGAAGAAGCGCAGGATTTTATAGAAACTCATTCCTCTGTCCTGAACGGATCATTCCGGCAGGTGGAAATGTCCGAGGCTATGCGCAAACGGCTGGAGCGCTCCAACTATGTATTCTCCGGGCTGAAGACCTTTCATGAACTGAATGAAGCCTTTCCCTCCTTATTGGATGAGAACGGCAATAGAAAGACGTTCGAACGCTTTTTGAATGATGTCCGGAAGATCGACGAAACATACAATTCAAACTATCTACGGGCTGAATTCAACTTTGTACAGGCTTCGGCTGAAATGGCGGCCAAATGGGAACGGTTCATGCAGGACGGTGACCGCTATTATCTGCAGTACCGCACGGCCGGGGATGCAAAGGTACGTCCCACCCATGCGGAGATGGCCGGCATTACACTCCCGGCTTCAGATCCGTTCTGGGCAGAATTCTATCCGCCTAACGGATGGGGCTGCCGCTGTTCCGTAGTCCAGGTACGCAAATCCAAGTATCCGGTTACGGATCATGAAGAGGCTATGGCAAGAGGGGAGTCAGCTTTGGAACTTGACAAGAAAGGTATGTTCCGGTTCAATGCAGGCATGGAGCAAAAGACGATGCCCGACTATAACCCATACACCATCAAGCGGTGTAAGGATTGCGATATAGCGAAAGGAAAACTGAAGCTGGCAAAGAATCCTATTCCTGACAATGAACTCTGCGAGGCATGCCAGTTCATCCGTTCTATTCAAAACAGGAATGGGGCTGCGGACAGAATTCAATCGTACTCCGAAAACGAATGGGAAAGAACCTATATTTCTCCGGATGATAACGGATTTGTAGTAACCCAATGGGAACGAATCCATGAATCAGAACCCAGCAAAGCGGAACGCCTGAAATTCAACAAAGAAATGCGTATGTGCAAAATTATTGCAGACAATGGTCATGACGTGGAATATCTTCAAGGAGTCAACAGACCGGAAGGGCAGACATACGACATTACCATAGACGGAATAAAAGCTGATTTGAAATGTATTGAAGGCGGTGCTGGCAACATTGTAAAATATGCCAAAAAAGCACTTACAAAACAAGGAGGTGAAGCCGTGATTTTTGAAATACCATCGCATGACATTCAGTTTTATAAAGCTATTACAGAAGCAAGAAGAAAATGTGAAGGACATATATTCTTCTACATAGCGGACGAAAAAGTGCTTAAAGAGGTACAAAAAAGAGGCCAGTAAAAACTGACCTCGGGGCGGTACACGGTCTTGCGACCCTGTCCCTTCGTATTTCTACGCACTGCAAATATACAAAACAATTTTCAAAAACAACTCGTTATGAACAAAATTATCGAATTTCTCAAACAAAGCAACCGCTATAAGCACCTTATTGGCGGTCTTCTTGTAGGATTTGCCGCCCTCAATCCGTGGACGGCTCTGTATGCATCCATTATCGCTGCCTCCTGTCTGGAGCTCAAAGACAAACTGAAAGGCGGACTTTGGGACTGGATAGACTGGTCTCTTACCGTCATCGGCGGCATATTGTCTGCCCTATTTTGGTGGATAGTGTAATGCTTTAGCTCATTTTGCCTGTTAAATCAGTAACTTTGTACCCGGTGGAGCTTCCCGATAGTCCGTGTGGTCTATCGCGGGTACAACAATGCGAACGCGAATGGCGGTGTGTCGAATGCGAATGCGAATAACGATGCTTCGAATACGAATGCGAATATCGGCTCGCGTCTGGAAATCTAATTAATCGGCGTACAGCACCGGGGACGTGTCCCCGAAGCGGTGCCGAGGGAAGCAAGCCACAGCAACAGCACCCATTAGGGTGGAAAGCTGAAAAATCACGCGTCGGGTGGAGTTTGGTAGGCTGTTATCAGTTCGAAGAAGTCAGACCCGGGGAAAGGAAGGCCCTTATCTTCTGTTTTTACTAACCAACAGCAGAACCGTATGCGCAGGGAAGGATACATCATAGAGGAAATCATCGAATACTCCAATATGTCGGAGGCATTCGATGCCGTACTGCGCGGAACGGATCGTAAGGAATCAATCCAAGGGAAAAAGCTACTTGCACATAGGGAGGAAGTTATATCCAAACTTACTGCTGCCATTGAAAACGGTTCGTTTCAACTTGGTGGATACCATGAGACGGAAATCAAAGAGTATGGCAAAAGTCGCATCCTGCAGATTTTATCCATGTATGACCGCATCGCAGTATATGCCGTAATGAACGTGGTGGATCGTCACCTGCAGAAACGCTATATCCGGACTACCGGGGCCAGCATTAAACGACGTGGCACTCATGATCTGATGAACTGCATACGTACCGATTTGCAAAAAGACCCGGAAAGCACGATGTATGCCTACAAATTTGACATCCGCAGGTTCTACGACAATGTGCGGCAGGATTTTGTGATGTGGTGCTTCCGCAGGATATTCAAGGACAAAAGGCTGTTGGTGCTGCTGGAGCGGTTCGTGACACTGCTGCCGGAAGGTATCAGCTTCGGACTGCGCAGTTCACAGGGAGCAGGCAACCTGCTTCTGTCTGTATTTTTAGATCACTATCTGAAGGATAAGTACGGGGTCCGTTATTACTATCGCTATTGCGATGACGGACTGGTACTCGGTAAAACGAAAGCGGAATTGTGGAAGATTCGTGATGCTATTCACGGGCAAATGGAGAAAATAGACTTGGAAATCAAGCCGAATGAACGGGTGTTTCCTGTAGAAGAAGGCATTGATTTCCTTGGCTATGTTATCCGTCCTGACTATGTGAGATTGCGGAAACGTATCAAGCAGAAGTTTGCCCGGAAGATGCACGAGGTAAAATCGAGAAAAAGACGGCGGGAACTGATTGCCAGTTTCTACGGCATGACGAAACACGCCGACTGTAATAAGTTGTTTAAAAAATTAACAGGCAAAGAAATGAGAAGTTTTAAAGACTTGAATGTCGCTTACAAGCCGGAGGACGGCAAGAAGCGATTTCCCGGAGTGGTGGTAAGTATCCGGGAACTGGTAAACTTACCGATTGTAGTGAAGGACTTCGAGACCGGTATCAAGACCGAGCAGGGAGAAGACCGCTGTATTGTGGCCATCGAAGTGAACGGCGAGGCAAAGAAATTCTTCACCAACAGCGAGGAAATGAAGAATATTCTCGCACAAGTGAAAGAAATGCCGGATGGTTTTCCGTTTGAAACGACCATCAAGACAGAGACCTTCGGCAAAGGTAGAACCAAATACGTGTTTACATGAGAAGAGTTGAAGGAAGTGCCGGTGTGTCGCTGATGGAATGCACGAACCCGGTTAAAGACAAATGGCGCATCCGCTGGGATGTGCAGGAGAAAGAGGACGGCTCTGCCTCCTACATGGAAGAAGAGTTCAGCCATAAGCCCACTGATGAAGAAATCCGCACATTGGTTATGTCCTGGTATAACAGCCAGACTGATGCAGCTATCCTGTCCGGATTCGTGTATAAGGATGCCCCTGTATGGCTTTCTACGGAGAATCAGTATAACTATAAGGCAGCATACGACTTGGCTGTTCAGACGGGCGGAGAGACCCTTCCAGTTACATTCAAATTCGGTTCGGATGAACAGCCCGAATACCAAACCTTTGATAATTTGGATGAATTGAAGGACTTCTATACGAAAGCGGTAAGGTATATCCAGAAGGCTCTGGCTGAAGGCTGGAAGAAGAAGGATAAGTTCAATTTGGAATTATACCAGGTTGAATGATTGACAATCCCTTCGGGGGAGGGATAAAAAAAGCCCCCGGCCTGTTAAAAATCATCTCACCTACTTTTAACTTAAACGCATCCAGTGCGCACGACCGGGGGCAATGCCCTCGCCGCGCACTGGATGCGTTTTTAAATCAAAAGTAAGTGAGATGTTGCAAATGTACGAATTTTAACTGGATATGAAAGTAATTGAGATACTAAAATTGAACAGGGAGCTTTTAAAAACATGCCATTACATGGGCATACGACCCGATGATGTGCAATATATAGAACTATATAATGAATATAACAAGTTGCATACCAATGGTGAAAAAGTGTCTTATATCGTAGCAACGCTTTCCCTACGATATGGCATCAGTGAACGAAAGGTATATGACCTGATCAGGCGTTTTAAAACCGACTGCAATTTGTGTGCAGTGTAATCAGGACTTCCTCCCACTAAAGGCAAACTTCCCTACCCTACCTTTGTATCGCAATAAATAACATTCATATCATGAACAAGTATTATCAAATCTTAGGCAAGGTGCTTTCGTCCGGAAAGATGCAAAGCAATAAAAAAGGGAATATCCGCTACCTACTGAATGAACAGCTGACGCTGCTCCCTGCCGACCTTCTTGATATATTCGAGGGGCATACCATAGCGCGGAAGAAGTTAAAAAACGAGTTACAACTGTTTATGAGAGGGGAGCGCAACGTGGAAAAATACAGGGAAGTCGGCATCAACTGGTGGGACTACTGCGGCTCAATCCTTGTGAACAGCTACCCAACTTATTTTGAAAAACTGCCGCCACTCATCGAACGCATAAACAGGGAAAAAAGGAACAGCAAGAACTATATATTGTTTCTCGGATCTACTGGAACGGAAAGTAACCAGGCTCCATGCCTTAGTCTTGTTCAGTTCCAGATAGAGCAAGGAGAACTGGTCATGACCGCCTATCAGCGAAGCAGTGATGCGAATTTAGGACTGCCGGCAGATATTTATCATTTGTACCTAATATCAAGGCAGATTGAGTTGCCGCTAAAATCCATCACCCTGAATCTGGGGAACGTGCATATTTACGAAAACAACATCGACAAAACAGAACAACTGCTTTCCGGCAATGAAAATGTAAAATTTGAATTGAACGTATGAGAAAGATGTATCTGTCAGCCCCTCTCCCATTTGTCGGGCAAAAGCGCATGTTCGCCAAGGAATTCATGAAAGTGTTGGAGCAATATCCGGATGGGACATTGTTTGTTGACTTGTTCGGTGGCTCCGGACTGTTATCGCACATTACCAAATCCCTCAAGCCCCACTCTACTGTTATCTATAATGACTTCGATAACTACCGCTTCCGCATGAAGCATATTCCGCAGACAAATCAGCTGCTTGCTGACATTCGCGAAATGGTAGGAAATTCCGTACCACGTCATAAAATCATTAAAGGAGAACTGCGTGAACGAATATTCAGCCGCATCGAGCAGGAAGAGAATACCACCGGATATGTGGATTTCATTACCCTCTCCTCCTCTCTTCTGTTTTCCATGAAATACAAACTGTCTGTTCAGGATATGCGGAAGGAAGCTTTATACAACAACATACGTAAGACCGGATACCCGGAATGTACGGACTATCTTGAAGGGCTGGAAATCGTATCCTGCGATTACAAGGAAGTGTTCAACCGGTATAAAGATATTCCTGGGGTAGTATTTCTTGTTGATCCGCCCTATCTGTCCACTGACGTAGGAACCTATAACATGTACTGGAATATGGCCGACTACCTGGATGTACTGAATGTACTGAAGGGGCATTCATACGTATATTTCACTTCCAACAAATCTTCAATTCTGGAGTTGTGCGAATGGATAGGTAAAAATAAGGATTTAGGTAATCCTTTTGAAAACTGTACAAAGGTAGAATTCAATGCTCACATGAATTACAACTCTTCTTACACAGATATGATGCTTTATAAGAATGAGGCTGCCTGACGACGTTTACTTTGCCTGTATTGAACAGAAAAGCCGCAGACGGTAATTTATACGTCCACGGCTTTTTCTGTTTAATACAGGCGGTCATTACAGCCGCTTGATGGCCACACACTGATACACCTCGATACTTTCCACAATATCCTCATGGTTGTGATTGGTGTCACTCTCCACCAGATCCAGCTCCAGAAAGGTTTCCCCGCTCAGTCCGGCAAGCCTTGCATGAATCAGTCCTGGCAGGTCAAACACCTTCAGCGCATCTTCCTGCAGCTCGCTGCCCTCAGCACTCGAACCTTCCCAGTCCGTCACGATGTGCAGCTTGATCAAAGGTTCTGCCCGGTACTCCACACCGGGAACAATCGCGTTCCACTGTATAGGGCAGAATTCCACAAAGACAGCCGGACGCTCCCAGTTCTCTTCCTGCTCGATGAACTCCACATTGTGGTTCCACAAGTCTATGTGCTTGATAAGGTCAATGGCCTTCAGTTCGCTGCAAAGCAGCCGATAAAGTTCTTTTCTCATTTTCTTATGATATTATATTCAATGGTGAAATACTCTGTTAGGTTCTCTTCTACAATCTCACGGACGGCTTTTTCCACTTCAGGCGATGTGCCGAGGAAACGGCGGCGGGGTATCTTGATGGTGCTTCCTTCTTTCTTTAAAGCCATGAACATCCAAAAATCGGCTTCTGTATCAAGCCGGGCATTTCGTTTGTCTTTCCGCAGTTTTCCGTCCTTCCTTCTCCCGAACGACCCGGTAGCCTCATAATACTTATGCCAGAAGAAACGCTTCATTCGCCCTGTCACCACTATTTCACCACCATCATTATGAATGGCCGCATAGGGCAGAGAAGTAAAGAAGGTAATGCTGTTTTCCGTCGTCCGGCTCCCAATACTTTTCCGAAGCGCCCCGGTATCTGTCAGTATGGCTCTGCCTTCATCCCGGATGGGACTTTTCCGCCGCTGCCATTTCTCACTGAAAAAAGCTTGCCGCTCAAAGTTCTTGTCAAACTCATCGCTCATTTCCACCTGAATGTCTTTCAGTATCCGGGCCACTACTTTTTTAACGTCTTCGTTCATTCCCAGTCAAAGTTAAATTTCAATTGTACCGTATCGTCCGGCAAATCATTTTTAGGGTCTGCGGACGCCTTAAGCATATTGTAGAATGTACGCTCACTAATAGCATACACAGGATATATGTACCGCCGCCATATTTCACGGTTCGGTACGCCGTGACTGGCATAATGGTCATATATCCTGTTTACTTCTACTACACGCTTCTGATAACTAACTCCGTGCCGCTTTCCCATATAGGTTTAATCGTTCATAGACGGTTTTACTTTAGGTTTATAGGGACGGATGTCAAGCGTCATTTTTGCACTTACCGTTACCCGACCACTTCCTTCACACTGGGGGCAAACACCATAGGTCGGAAAAGTGGAATAATCACCTGTTTTTATGCGGCCTGTGCCGTGACATACACGGCACAAGGCTACTTTAGAGGGCTTTTCTATATTCTGTATCATATCAATTCATATTAAGATTCTGTCATTCCCAGTGGAATAGGTTTCCACATTCCGTTTTCGTTCTTAATCTCAGCACGGATGAACTGTTTGCTCACTTCCGGCTGGTAGGCTTCCTCAATGATGCGTACACCTTCAATGAAACGGTCATCTCCGGTTTCCATGGCCACTTTGCGAAGCTGCACGATGCGCGAAGCCTTCAGCGTACCCTTGGCATCACGGGCCAACAGACGAAGCACCATGCTCACCAGTGCCTTGGTCTTTTCATCTTTGGCCAAGCCTTCGATATATTCCTTCACAATGGCTATACCGTCTTCCACCGTGTCACGGTAACCGTCGGTCACATACACACCCAGCGTGATTCGTTTGTCGCCTTCACTGTTAGTAAAGGTATGGCTGCGCTGGTCATCCTTCACCTTGGTCTTGAAAAGGTCTGCCTTCATTTCCAGAATGGTTTTGAAGTTGTCCATCACAGTCTGCTTGCTTGCCTTGATCTGCTCACTGATGCCCAGCAGTACCGGAATGGAGTTGGCTATCTCCTCATCCACCATCTGTTTGTACATTTCGCGGTCATTCTTGGCTTTTTCCTCTGCCGCTTTCTTTGCTTTTTCTCTCTGGAAGGCTTCAAATTCCGCCTTTTCCTCTGCCGTCATTACCACGGTCGTTTGTTTCATTTCTTCCATGATTCTTGTTTTTTGGGGTTATTGGTTTTCATAATCCTGCATTTCAGGTTCGTCTTCCATCAGCATAGCCTCTCCGTTGGCGTATGCCCAATCAGCCAGTTCGCTATAAAACTCGGCTGCATCCTGCTTCTCCATATCAGAGGCAAGCAGGTTGATTTCCTTTTTCAGATTCTCTAAAATCTTTGTGTTTCTATTTTCCATATCCTATCAGTTTGCCGGAGCATCAGGGTCAATCTGAATGAGTGACACCATGCTCATGGGGTTAATCGTTTGCTTTTCTTTCTTTGGCTTCAAGCCGCCTTTCCGTTGTATGGACCGAAGCTTTACCGCCAGTTCATCCAGTTCGTCCACCGTAATCTGTCTGAACGCCTTGCCGACTATTCGGGGATTACTGCAGAAGTCATTGATTCGTGCCCAGTCAGATGTATCTATACCCAGCTTCTGCATCAGGTTCAGACAGAGACTCCGTTTCCGCCGCAGCTCCTCACGCAGCTTCTGCCGCCATTCGTCTTGTCCGCTCAGTTTCTCCAGAGCAGTACAACAGGCTTCATACTCCTTGGCCGTCATTTCCTTCAGACTGTCCGTCCGGTTCCACGTGTACTGCAGCACAATGCTTTTCTTGAATTCTTCCCGGTCTCCTGTACAGGGCAGCTTGTTGAACAATGCATAGAACCGGGCGAAATTGGTTACTTCCTGTGCCATATCATGATGATTTTATGTTATTCAAACAATACTTTAATGCCACACGAACTGGCCACATCAAGCTCCAGTTTAGCACCTTTGCTCAGTTCCCAGTCCTTCAGCATATAGATATACTCACAATCCAGCAACAAGCGTATATCCGCCCGCATGTGCTCTCTCCAGTGCGCTTCATCCGGAAGTCCGTTTTTAAATGGATTCACCGGATTGAACCCCATAGCACGCAATCTGTTTTCAGCATCGAGGAATGCACCTTTGCGCTCATCGATATTGTAGTGGGCTATTGCCCCACTGATGTAAACTTTGTCTTTTTCCATATCACTTCTTTTTGATGTTGACTTTACAACTTGGATTCCATATCAGCACATTACGTGCAAACAAGACATCACCCGTTTCTATTACGACATGACCGGGCGTTTTCGCTCTTCTCACTTTCAGGTCACTTTGGATATTTCTCTCCAGCCAGTCATCCAACACTGCCCTGCTGGAACTTCCGTCCAGCAGAATCTGGAACACTTCTGTTCCGGTGTAGCTTTCAAAAGCCTTTTCGTTATTATCCATAATCACTTTGGTAAATTATTACTTGTTTGAATGATTCCGTCCTCCCATACCACATAATAGCTTCCCGGGTCTCCAATGGAGCGGCCTTGACAATAAGCTTTATAACCGACCACCCGAATCTTCATATCACTGATGTACCTTAGCCGCAACGCACCGCCACCCATCGGCTGGCTCTTCTTTTCCTGGCTGATCCAGATGAAACATTTCTTCGGAAAGGTTTCCATCAATTCCACAGCCTGCGGATAGTCCCATCCGGCCACCTGGAAGGAATCGATGATGATGAACTTCGGGCTTTTCGGCTTTTTCAGTCGGGCAATCACTTCCTCCAGACTACCTTCTGTCACCACGCGAAACTTGCCCTGCACCTCATTCATCTTCAAATAACCCATACGCCGTTGGAAACTTTGGTTGATTTTCTCTTCGTAACTCATGTACAGCACCGTCCCATAGTTACACAGTTCCTTTCCAAGCTGCATTACAAAGCTGCTCTTCCCGCTGGCACTGGCACCACTGATGAACCACGAAGCATTCTCTGCCGGGAATCCGAAAGGCTTGCTCCATTTCTCATCCCATGGCAGAGTAACCCATTTCTTGGCGGCTATTTCCTTCGGACTGTACGCACGCTTCATTATTCTGCAGTCATTTTAAGTTTTTCAATCTCAGTATAGACTCTTCTCAAACCACCGCGTGTCTTCCGTACAATCTGGGCTATATCAGCACCTGCCGGGGCATTTACCTTGGCCACAATACGTGCCTGGTTGTTCAAGAACTGTTCGCGCTCCTTGCCATCATCTGGTGTCACCTTGCTGTACCGGTCACCATAACGGCTCAACATTTCGGTATAGCCCACCTTCTTACATTCTATGGAGCGGTTGATTTTCTCTTTCAATCCGTCTGCCCCCATCATGTACCAGGCGCAGCAGCGTTCAGTGGCATTCCACAAGGCCTTCAGTTCAAGGAAAGCTTCATACTGCAGGTCGCCTGCTTCATCGAGGATGATAAGCGGGGTTTCCATAGAACGGAGGTAATATACCAGGTCTTCATACACATCAGAATACTTTCCCTTACTGTCCACCCCAAACTCTGCAGCAATCTTGCGTACCAGCTTCAATTTGGTCTTTACCTGCGAGCAGTCGATATAAACGGCATTCTTGTGGCTCTGCACATAATAACGTGCCGTGAAAGTCTTGCCGATATTGGGCATGTCGCACAAGATACCCGACAGGCTGGACTGCTGTGAAAACTCCAGCTGGGCTGTGATATATTCAAAGGTCGGGGTCTTGGCTGCTTTCCATTCCATTTCACCACGGAGGTTCACCCCTAATTTCCGGGCAATGCTTATCCAGTTGGCATCGCTCAGGGCTTTGTCTGTCTGTCCGTTCTTGATTGCACTGTACACAGACGTACTGATGCCCAAAGAGGCAGCATGCTTGGCATCACTGGGATAGTTCACACGGTTGGCGGCTATCGCTGCTAAAATCTTCTGTTTTTGCGCTTCTGTAATCATAATTCTAACGCTGTTTTAATGTTGTTCTAATTCTGTTCTTACATGTCACTGATGGCCCTCATTGCCTCGCTTATTCCGGAGTGCCATTCATAATCTGATTCCGGATCTGCCGACAAGTCGGCTGGCAAATCATCGGATAGTTCCACCGGGGGAAGTTCCAGTTCCTCTTCCGGATCATCCGTTGGCTGATCCGGTGTACCGGTTCCCACCTTTCCGATGGCGTGGTCATTGAGGTATTTGCTGAAATGACTCAGAACTTTGTTTTGCTCTGTATAGGCTGCCCGGTCTTCTTCGGTCTGTTCTGCCATCACCCGGTTGTAAGTCACTACCGGACGAACCTTGTCAAGGTAGCGGTCGTTCTGGAACAGGAAGACATCCGTAGGCTTACCCTCTTCATCCGGCAGGTAGTAGGCCGTCACCCTGCGGTTGTTTGGTTCCAGCTGCTCCAGCACTTCCGGACCGCTCAGCCACCAGTCTGCATTTGCCACACGTACTGTGGAATTTCTACGAATACTGGTATCTACCTTTTCTCCGATATATCTGCTCAAGGTCAGTTTATCAAGCGGTCGAAGGGTCGGATTGATTTTGGCTACGAGCACATCCCAACGGGTCATTCCGGGATATTTCTTTTGGTTGGGGTGAAGCGTATTGTTCCATTCTTCACAATCGCGACGGTCATCCGCCACAAGCTCTTCAAACGTATAATACTTTCGGTCTTCCCAGGTGTGGTTGCTGCTGTCGCTCACTTTCTTCTGGTCCACCCGCCGTGCACCCTTACCATACCAGCGGCCAATGCCTTCATGGTTCTTATGTGCTATGGTTGTCTTGAACACACCGTTCAGAACTTCAGAATATTTCTCCTGTGAGTTCTGTGGAGCACAGAAATGCACAAACTTAAATACCTCACCTGCCTTCAGAAATCCTCCTTTATACTTGCTCATCAAGTGCTGCTCCACCTCAATACCGGCTGGAATACCCCATCCGTTGCGTTCGATGAGCCGGAACATATCACGGAAACAGTCCACTACCAAAGCATCATCCTTATCCCGCCCGTAGGCCAGCCCGATACGGCACTGGCTCACCACATCATAAGCATAATAGGCATGCACATACTCGCCGCCTTTCATCCGACGCGGTAAATCCACGTCATCCATCGTTATTTGTGACAGGGAGAACTCACCACCATGGCGGTGCATGTGCGGCATTTGCTCATGATAGAATTCCATACGTCCACGCAAGGCTTTCTCTATCAGCAGCTGGTTTGCCGGGTTGTTCAGAATGTTCCGGATAGTGCTTTCGCTCAGTTCTTTCGGTTCCCCGTTCTTATCCGTAAAGTTTTCCGGATTGAATATCTCTCCTGTTTCCAGATCCCATACTTCCAGCTCACCGCATACAAACGACAGATACATTTCATGCACATCGCTGCCGTATGGTTGGTTGGGAAGTACTTTCAAACTCATCACCAGGCGTTCGTCCATGTGAGTTACCTTCCGTTTGTTTTGGTTGCCGAATTTTCCGGTTATCAGACATTCGTAACCGTACTGCTTGTATTCGTTCACTTTCTTGCGGAAACGCAGGGTACTGGCAGGAAGATCATGACCAAAGTCTTCGCGTAAGGTCTCGATGGTAGTGGCCATCATGTCCCAGTTATATTTTTCACCCATCAGTTTGCGGTAATCGTTGCTTCTGTTATAAAGCTTGATACAAGTATTCAGAACTGAAGCATTCACCGCATATTTCCGGGCAAGTTCGTCTGTAGCTCTGTTGCTGGAAGAATGGGAGGCCCAATCCAAGAAATAAGCTACTGCAGCCTGATCCAACACATAGTTTGACAGTATCCAGTGGCGAAGTGCCTGCTCTGTTCCTCCGGGGTTGTCTTCCTTTACCCGCTCCAGGCACTCGGTAGGCAGACTATTGAGGGCGACCAACGCGCAATTTCCAGCAGCACCTCCACCACGGCGCACCACCTTGATACGGCCACGGTTCACCCAGTTCCTATAACAGGATTCGGTGATATAGCCGCCATCGATGAGCTCTCGTGCAGAAATACACTGTATGTTACCGTAATACACCAACATAGCCACCTCCTATCTTAATGCAGATGCAAACGCTTTTATGTGGTCAATTTCCGAAACCATTACATGCTCGTAAGTCTTCACTGTTTCTCCTTTGAATATTACCTGGCCGCTACCATCCTTGCGGTCAAGCTCTATAAGAGCACCATTGGGACAATATAGGCGGGATACTTTGTCATAGTCGTGAAAAACCTCCACCTCCGGAATAACAACCATCACAATACCGCCACGGTCCATGGCCAACTTACGGATCTTTGCAGAAAGTTCGGAGTTACCACGACGGTCATCAAAACGGATAGCGTTATAAACAGTCTTCTCTGTCACGTTGAGGGCCTTTGCGATAAAGTCGCGGTCAGCTTTCGTAATGTGAATGTACCTCTTGTTCATATCTCACTTATTTTAATGATTAATATTGGAGGGAGTCCGGGGAATCGAACCCCGGCGCAAGAACCATGCACTCCCGTGTGTCTTTCCACACTGTCACCCGTCTCTTAACGCCTTCCGGGTCGTCACGCTGGGTTATCCTGAGTATCTTTACTTGATTGATTCTTTAATTCCACATTCCGAATGGTCTGCAGCAGCTCTGCTTGAAAACATACACACATTGTATAGACCTCATCTTTAAATCTTGAATTCTGCACTGGTTCTACATCTTTCATCTGAATAATGGCACTGGTTAATTCGTTCATCAGGTTATCCAGCGTCTTGGGATCTACTTCCATCAATAATGTCTCTTTCATAATCTTATACTTAAAAATCGCTAATCACACGCCTTTTTTGTATCTTTGGCGCGGTGTTCTTTTTTGAACACGTCACAAAGATAGTATGAATATCTCATACTTCAAAACGATTTAGTGTAATTTTTCATACTTAGAAGCAAATATGAATGAAAATCTCAGATTTATAAGCATAATCGACGAATTGAAGTCTAAAGGTGTGATTGCCGACTATGTACAAGTTGCAGCCAATTTACAAACTAATAAAGCAGGGATTAGCGATATAAAATCCGGGAGGAAGAAATTATCTATCGACCTACTTCGCCGTATGAAATTATCATACCCAAATATTAATATAGAATGGGTTATTATGGGTGAAGGAGAAATGTTTCATACGGATACACCAGCCTCAAACAAGCCCCAAACCCCGGAACTCTCCTCTCTCCTTGCCTTAATTCGCGAAAAAGAAGAAATCATCAGGGAACAAGATAGAGAAATCGGACGCTTAGAGGAACGAATCCGGCAAATGACAATCGAAAAGGAAAAACATGTATCGGATGCGTCCATTTCCGGTACTGCAAATGTCGGGTAGGCGGATTTACTGTTACCATACACCGGTGATGGGAAACGAAGCGTACCCCCTATCATCCCCCATGATGTCCCCTCCCAAGCAATCCCCCTCCCCTACCTTCATATATGGGTATAAAAACACTGATATTGGGGCATTTAAAAACTAAAGCGTGAAAAATGATAGGTTTTTAGGGGGGGGCTATCAAATAAAAAACGAGGGGTATTTTTAAAATTATAGTATTTTAGTACGTCTGTATCGCACACCGCCAAAACCCTATTTTGAATATCCAGTTCTATAAAAGTGAATATCCACTTTGAACATCCACCTGAATATCCAGCGTCAAAAAAGACCGATTTCAAGCACAAAAAAAAGGAGGTATAACCACCTCCCCACACTGGATCATTCTAAAGCCGCTTTTGTCGCGTTTTTAGCCGCTTATTATTCGCCTGATACATTTCCACTACGCCCGCAAGAAATGAGCGTAGATTGCTTTATTATAGCCTTTTTGGTGCATATAGTACCGTTCCCAGATAATCCTGCATGAAGCAGATAATTCTTCGTTGCGCCCACCTGTTCTGCCGTAAAAACCGTATAAACCGCCGAAATGCTGCTGAAATACCAATCTTTCCGCTTTGTTCCGTCTATTCCGTGCGTCAAATGCACATGTATTACCTTTGCCATAGCTAATAATATTTTGGCACAAATATACCAAATAACTATTATATGGAATAATTTAAGCAGCGTTATATCAAATAATCAGGCACAAAAAAAGCAGCCGCAGCTGCCATACACTCCCCCACCCGAATCAACCATGTAAGCCCTATGTAAACCCAATTAAACTTATCTGCAAATCTGTATGCCTAAAAAGCATCTAAATGTAGCTGCAAATTAAACGCACGTAAACGTTTCGTTTTGCAGAGCCATCCACTCATATCTTGCACAACCTTTTGTATATCAATAGGTTTGACGTCTTTTTCTCCCAACCCTCAATATACGTTTCGTTCTGTGCCCCATATATTCACGTTGGGGTTTAGGATGACGAATATATACCCGGCTGTAATCAATATAAGCGTGGGGAGAGTAACGGGTGTAGAACTCCGGAAGCTGGAAAGTGGATGCTTGTATGTATGCACTTCCGTTCCCGATTGTTTTAATTCCTTTGTCTTGCGAAAGTAGCAAGGCAATAGTCTGATTATCGGTATATTCTATCCGTATATAATCCTGACCGTCTATATTTTGTTTTGTCAGTACGATACTTCCCCGTTGTTTGCTTGCATCCATGTAGGGCTTGTTTTATAACATTACAACTCTCATTAATTAAATGATATTGCCAAAGTTATAAAACTATTCCAAACGAAGTAAACGAACGTTTCCTTTTTTATCTTTTTTTTGCACGGACAATCAGGTCAGCAAGCAATCAGCGTTAAATGGGGAACTGTTTAACGCTTTAATAAGGAGTAAACGGCATGTAGATGTTTGGCAAGCCGCTGGGTGTTCAATCCGCCCATAAATGCCATTTCAAACGAAAGTCCCATGTAAACCTGTCGGAACATGACTACCGCATCCTCTACATCCACATCCTCTCTTAGTTCTCCGGTAGCTATGGCACGTTGTATAGCAGCACGCCAGTAAGCATAATCAACCTCTACAAGATTACGGAGTTTTTCTTTTGCATCAGGATCGTATTGGAGCAGTTGAAACAGAAAATGAAAATATTGGGCGTGATATGTGAACTTTCCTTGTGCCACCTTTTCCCGCTCTGCACCTATCAGGTCGCCCAGCATATCCATTGTCCGTTGTACGCCACGCACATATTCGTCTATAAATTCGGCAAATGTACCGTTTGTTTCAGTGAATTTGTTTCGTGGATTTTGCGTGCTGAACCAAAATTTATCCACTACGGCAATAAATAGTTCCTGTTTGTTCTTGTAGTATTTGAATATTCCGGCTTTCGACATTCCAAGCATCTTTCCAAGTTCCGCAAAACTGGCTTTTTCATAGTTCACGGACATAAACAGCTTGAATGCGGCTATCAGTAATTCATCACGGGTAATTTTCATTTTACAGCAGTCTTTTATATTTTCCAATCCCGAAAATACTATTTTATTCTCATACAAACCATATTAAAGGCAATAGATTAACAAAAATAAATTTGCGAACTCTGTTGGCAAATCGAAGCAAGGTCATTTTGGGACAAGTCATTTTTGAGGGTGTCCGAAAAGGGTACCCTCTAACTTTTTTCTTTTTTTGTGATTTATCCAACAACTTATAAAAATGCCCCTCATGAAACTCAATTTTCTCCCTTTATCAGTCTTATAATCCTTTCCATCCCTCCCTTTCTTAGCCTTTTTCTGCTTGCAGATCATTTTTCCGATGTTAAATGCAATAGCCAATATTCCAAAGTCCATGACAATCTTCTCCAAGCCTTTATGCCTGAACCTCTTGTACTCTTTATTCCATTTTATTTGCCCGAAGACCGCTTCCACCTCCACCGGTCTTTTGCTCCTATGTTCAAGCCCTTTTGGTGAAGTGAGTTTCTCACGTGCCAGTTGCTTGTACCGCCTTAATTTATGATTCACCTTGATCTCCCTGTTTCCTCTCCCTTTGTGACATTTATTTTGTAGGGGACATCCCTGACAGTTCTTAGCACGGTAAACACTTATTTCACTTTCATATCCATTATCATTGACAGCCTTTATCGTGTAGGCAAATTTCATATACTGTCCCATCGGACATACAAAGTAATCTTCCGGTTCGTTATAATACAAATTATCTTGTTTGGAGATGTCACATTTCCATTTTTTTGTTTGTTCCATATGAAAATAATTATATTTCACATAAGCGCTTATACCGAAGCGTTCCATAAACTCATAATTTTCCTCACTTCCATATCCGGCATCCGCACAAACCTCTTTCATGAACCGGCAGTATCTCATCCGGCCATACAATAGAAATGAAATCAACGTCAACGTATCACCCGGATTGTGATAGAAAGCATAGTTTGTTATGAACTGGTTTTCCGTGGATATCTGTAGATTATATCCCGGTTTAAGCTGACCGTTCCTCATGTGGTCTTCTTTCATGCGCATAAAAGTCGCATCAGGATCTGTTTTGGAATAGCTGTTTCTTTCCCCCATTATTTCCAAGTGTTTCTCATATTCCTGCAGCTTAGGTAAGTACTCCTCATTAAGCTTTTTAAGCTGACGAAGTTCACGTTTATTGCGGTTCTCCAGATTAATGGCATCTATTTTTTCTTTCAGAGCATGGCTGTCAATAGGAAGAGTTGATTCTCCAGGAGCGGTGTTGTCACCGAGAATCCCCTCATCAATTTGAGAAAGTATACATTGAATCTTATTTTCCAGACGATCCTTATACTTTTCCACACTTTTGCGCCAGACGAAAGTATAACGGTTGGCT